TCTAAGTGCGGAACTTGATGCCTTTAAAAAACAACTGGGTAATCTTGAAAGGATTAGAGACAACAAGAGTATTCCACATGATGACACGCCCACGACTATAATGAAAGGAGGTGACAAATGAAACATGATATAGATGAACTCAAAGCGAGAAGAGTCGACCTTATCACGCTCTGCGAATTCGCGAAGAATCGGTACATAAGAAGGCTTCTCCACTATAAACTCAAGTCAGTCAATAGAGACCTTTATACACTAACAAAAAATACTATTTATTTATGACCCAAAACGACATCAACAACCGAATCCGCGAGGTCTTCAAGGCCACTTACTTCGACCTTGGAATCTACCGATGGACGTATCGCAATCTCGGAACCTTGAAACCATGGTTCTCATGGACACTGGTCCTCTTCCTTATACTCTCCCTTGGAGGTATCAACCTTTGGGTACCGGCTGCATGGTTCTTCGCGTTCATTCTCATCATTTGGCTCTGCGGAATAGACCACTTCATCATCGGTCTACGCATCCGACGAATGCTCAAGATACTTGAGAAGGAGAACATTGTGGTGAATTACCGATATATACTATATATATGTCAAGACCTCCTTCCGAAATAAAGCGAGACATCCTCCACTATCCTGCAGGATTGCATGAGATCGCGGAGAAAATAGGCGCGATGAGGACCGCAGCATGCGAACGGATACGTACTGCGCATCCGGAATACAATCGAGGACATTTGAATCACAAGATTGACGTAGAGGGCGCACTTGCGGAACTCATTTTTGCCGACTATTTGAACTGTCAAGGAGTCGAATACACAACCACTATACTTGACCGAGGGTCGGACGAATTCGATTTTCACGTGAAAGGTGACTACCTCATCGACGTCAAGCATGTCTCCAGTCACGAACTCCGGGTGAATCGCAAAGCATACTACAAAAAGAAGGTCACCCACTTCGTATTCATCGAGCCGATAGGTAACTACACGGCTAACTATTACCGTGTACCTTATGGAATGGTCAAGAAGTGGAAGGTGAAAGAGTCGTATACTCCGTTTTTCTATTTAGAACTATGAAGCTTCCACAACTACCCCAAGACAAAGCGAACCACTTCATCTATGGTTTGTTCATATACGCAGCATGCGCACTCGTATTCGAGCCACTCCCATGTATATTCTTGGTCATGAGCGTGGCCTTCTTCAAAGAGTACTACGATACCTATAAACAATCCGACTTCTCGTTCGGTGACTTCTTCGCCACTACATTCGGAGGTCTTTTCTCAATGCTATTGATCCATGAAACGTCTCGACTATTCATTCGCTAAAGAGGACTTCATGCTCTGCGATTTGGACGAAGAAGTTCACGCAGGATTTCACACGATCGTGAAGCGGATTCACGCGAATGTCGCTCGTCAATATATCGTGTTCATGGAATGTCAAGACCCGGATGAGTTCACTGTGGAATACATGCGCGACTTATACGAGTATTGGCTCGATGCTTATCTACTTTAATTGCACCTTTCGGTAGTTGTTTTTCCATAGGAAGCCACCAATCAACTCACCGCTCTCGTCGACTTGCTCCTCCGTCATCCATGGATAGATATGATGGAGATATTCATGGACCAAGACAATCAGGTATTCACGCGAACCGAGTCGTGGGTCAATCTCAATGACGCCATCGCAGTATAGACCTCGCGCATTCTCGCGCATTAGTTTCCTTTCTTGGACTTTTGGGTACTTGATTCGGTTCATTCTATTCGGATATTGTTAACGGTTGCCTTGCCTTTGTCTATCGTGATGTGCGCGAAGCCATGGTTGTGCCGGTTGTACATCATATATTCCGGATGAAGTTCGCACAAGCATCCGACTGCGTAGGTATGAACGAACTCCTTTTTGATATTTGGCTCCGAGTGCGTCCATGTTTGGTGATGATGACCACATATAGCCTTGGTATAGGTTCGTTGATAGAGTTTCTGCGCAATGTTTCCACTCAATCGTATCTCGTTTCCATGTAACAAGAGGAGGTCGCCTGCCCATGCAAGCCGTTCATTCGCGATAAAATGAATCTTATACTCATTCAACTTGAGTATCGAAGGAAGGTCGAACTCACCAAGGGCGAGAAGGTCCGGTGCATTTTTCATGATGTACTTCAACCACCTCTGCTCGTGATTGCCTTCCTTATAGTATATCTGCGCATCAGGGAAGATATTCCGGAGTGACTCAAGGAGCATCCGGACCGACATTATCTCGTCTCCGAAGTCTCGTTTTCTTGGGTCTTTGTCGTATCGTGATATCGCATAGAAGTCGACGATGTCACCATTGAGCCATATTGTATTGACCTCGTTATCGAGTCCGTACTGGATGGCTTGCTTGAGTGCGTCGATGTCGTGATATGGTACGTGTATGTCGGTGAGAAAAAGAATGTTGTCATATGTAGTATTGAGATAGAAGTCGTGCGGCTTGTGAGCCTTGCTTATAGGCAGGTTGAGGTCGGTTTTTCGCTTGATTAACGGCTTCAATTCGCTTTTGAGTTTAGTCGCTTTAGCCATATTCATTTCTTTTTTAATTGCCTTCCGCATCTGTCCATTGACCATTCGTGTCTTCCACTTGTGAAAGCATCCATAGAATGCTTTGAACGTCATGCTCTTCTCTTCTTGAGCCATATACCACTCAAGCATTTGAGCCTTCTTGAAGTGGTTGTCGTAGAACCATTCATAGATGGCTATGTATTTATCATTACGCAACTTGGAAATGTGGTAGGTCTTTAAACGACTTCCAATCACCGCCCCATTCCACAAATGGAGAAGTCTTTTTCACGATTGCGGCGAAGTTCTTGAAGTTGTTCGGTGACCAATCAAGTGAGCCATCAGCCTTCTTGAATGCGATGTCGAATGCCTTCGATGGATAGGAGTTATGCTTCCCGTTTTTTGCGATGTTGGTGACCCTCACGCCTTGCTTGGTTCGTCCTTTTGCATACAATTCCGCTTGCTCTAAATTCGACCGATAAGTACAAGTCAGGAATACTTGAGGAGCCGATGGGTATGTCTTCGCGTACTCCGCTGATGCGATTCGCCATGCGGCCTGCAATGGCTCAACGCAGTCTTCAATTTTGCGACTGGGCATAGATTTCCTTTAAGTGTTGATCTTTGATACTCGATGAACGTGATGAGCCGACATAGTAGCTGAATATCGATGCGCCGATAGACATCACCGCCCCGAAACACATATCAGCCAAGCGTTGATTCTCTGCAGGTATTTGGACGAATACAATGGTCGCGATGCTGCCAACCAATAAAACGAGTCCCGTGATGATGACCGCACCCATTATCCAATCACGTTTACCGGTTGCCTTCGTCCATTCGGCCTCTCGAATTCTCGCACTTACACGGTCTTCGACCTCTGCTTTGTAGCCATCAAGTTCGGATTGAATTTCGAGTCGATGGAGTTCCATCTGCATATCAAGCTTGTACTTCTCGAATTCAAGATTGAGGTCGTTCATGGCCTTGGATTCATCCTTCTTGTCATTCAGGAACTCGCCTACTCGTTCGATGGCCTCGACTCCAGTCAAGCCGCCGACTACTTCGAGGACGTCTCCTGCTACCGGCTTGAGTTTTTCATTCAGGAACTTGCCGAACTTGGTCTCGGCGAATGGCTTCTTGTCGCTCATTTTTTCAAATTTAAGAATTTTGCAATGATGCTCTTGTAGTTCTCAATGAGGTAGATGAATATCTTCTCACCCATCAACGTCGCGATAGGTACGAGATACTGACCTTGTGCATTCCATCCATTGGAGTGACAGTATATGCTCATCATATAGCCGCTAATTAGCGACATTCCAATGATCGCGAACCACTGCAGGATAGATAGTGTTCGCTTGACATAGACCTCATATGAAATCTTGGCCGTGATGCCTACGAGAATAGACACTATCCAAGTAGAGAACTTACCGAATAGGCCAAGTGTATCGTGAATAAATTCGCTCATTTTTTGCGGACTTTTCTTAATTGTTCCAATTCATATTGACGCAACTTCTCCAAGTAGACTTGTTGCTTTGGTTTGGTTGGTTGTGGTTTACTCATAGAGGGATTTGGTTGTATCGGATTCGGTCGGATGAGCGACGAGATAAGGCCGTATTTCCATCACTGAAAATGTAGTTGCTTGATGGCTTCTTGATACCAATCGGACACCTTTGCGGCCACACGTTGTCGTTGTATTCCGGGAAGAGATTCGAGTTCGCGCACAAGTAGTCGTTCAATAAACCGGTGTAGTACTCCGCATTCTCCTTCGCTCGATTCATCATGTCCTTGAAGACCGTGTCGCTGATGGTTTGAACGTCCTCACTTGTACGTTGAACAAGCGAACCATTGTCTATCTTATACATGAGCGAAGGCATAGCCTCGACCACGACCCACCACATGAGCATTCGACGACAGTAATCATCAACGAGCATTTGATAGTCACCGCTCAACGTGTCGTTTGCGACCATATCCTTCAGCGTCTCGTAGAGATTCGTCCCAAGATAGGCATGTAAGTACTTATCCTGCGCCAAGTAGATGGATGGATAGAGCAAGTTGGGGTCAACCGCTCCATTGATTTGCGTATACTTCTTAATATACACGTCATTGATGAATAGTACCTCTGCCATTTTTAGTCGTTTTTATATGCTGAACCATTTTTACCCCACACTGGATTGTCAGGAAGGAAGCCTCGATACTTCATGTCCTGCGGCTGCTTGCCTATATTCGGGTGATTTCGCACCTTATACCCACTCTTTTTGATGATCGCGTTCGATGCAGTCTTGACGTCCGTATTGGTCAAGTCGAGGCCGAATCCTTTCGCACTTGCATAGGTCTGCTTGAGCCACCGGTGAGTGCAATTTCCTCCTCCGACCCATAGCCACACCGAGTATGTGTCGGCTCCATATGGTCCCCATCCTGCGTTCACTACCTTTTTCCCCATCATTTCAATGTCTTCCTTGCGATATAACTTGTCTGCTCGAAGCATCGCACGACAGAAGTCGCGAGTGTTCGGATAAACTTGCCCATCGTATTTATAGCGTGTATAGAAGACACGTCCGTCGATGCGTTTGTCTTGGCTGCTCGTTGCATTTGGTCGAGCCGTACCGGTTGACACGAGATTGACTGCATTGAGTGCATCCACTTCGCTCGTGTGGTCGTCATCCGTATCATATTCGACCGGAAACTCGTCAATGAGGACCCAATCTTCGGGCAGATCGTGACCGAGTGCGACGCAATCATCGGCTACCGCATCGAGTTCAGCAGCATTGGGGCGAGTACTTTTTTTTTTACTCAACTCCAGCATGGTCGTCTTGAGTGCCTCCATTGCGACTGCATTGGGGTCAACACTACCCGGAACGATGCCGGTGAAGATAGAGTCAATTTGCGCCTGCGATAAGGTCGGAAATGAAGCTTGAACGACACCTTTTGCAGAAGCTACCGGAAGGACACCTGTAGCGGCTTGGATAAGAATGTCGACAAGTGATGCAATCAGCGCACCATTCAACGCCGTGGCTGCGACATTCACGTCTGCGACCGCTGCCGCTCCAGTACTTGGTTGAGTCGAATCGGTCACCGCTCCTTCTTGTGACTTGACCTCTGCAGTCGGCATGTCGATAGGAGTGTTCGGAATGACTGTGATCTCAATGTCAGCCATTTCGAACGAAAGAATTTCTTCGAATGAAGTAGCCAACTTACGTTGACGAGGCTCGATGACTTGATTGTTGAATATCTTCAATCCGATGGTCATCTCATCGACATTGGACCCGAATCCGGTACCTTCTCCACGAACTCCGAATATCAACGGAGTAGTGATGCGGTGACCGATTAAGATTTCATTACGTGCGGAATCAGCCAAGAATTGATATTGCTTATCTGCATCCGATAGTGGGAATGGTACGATGTCAGGCTTCGGTGTATCACGCTCGTTGAACGTCATGATGAACTTACCTGCGTTTTTCGCACCGCTCAACTTATCCTCCCAATCACGCTTGATTCGCATTTGAGTGTCCGGTTCAGGCGCACCTTGGAACATGGACACGATGAACGAAGGCATCAAGCCGTTCGATATTTGGTTGACGTGATAGATGCCTATTTGCTTTGATAGTTCGATGTAGTTCACCGAGGACCAATAGTCGGGACGAGGATAGACTTGACCGCTCGTATGGTCAAAACACCAATATATTTGACGAGGCTCAACCTGCGCACGAAGTGGTTGGTACTTGGGAATGAATGTCGGCTTGTTCTTTTTCTTGCGTGGATTCGCCCAATCATTCGAGTGATACACTCCAGTCACCTCTTCATCTTCACCCTCGACCGCGATGCGGCACTCCTCGAATGGTATATGGTTAAGTTTCGCGATGCTTTGATAGTCGCGTGAGTAGATGACCTCGACGTAGAAACCACCAAATTTCTTGAGGTCGTGTGAGCATGCGTAGTATACATCGTATACACCGAGTGCATCTACACGTCCTTGATTGACTCCTGCGTTCAATCCTTTCCCGGCAATCATGTCACCAATCGAAACGCAAAGAGAACCGTGTATAGGTGAGGTCTCTGCAAGGCCACGAATGTATTGAGGGAAGAGATTGTCGACTCCGAAGCGAACATAGTTCTCGCGATCTACCTTCTCGACCGCCGTGACTGGCGTATAGTCCGAGAGCATGATACTCACTGCATTGTTACCCATTGTAGATGACATCGTCTTGAATTGTTATATTGGGGATTTCGTAGTATTCGGTCGTATCAACGAGGTCAAGCCAACCAATTTCGACCAATCCGACGACCGAGTCATCCGATGGGTTGAGATTGCTTGGTGAATTTTGACCATATACTTCGTATCTATAGCGACCGACCAAAGTTAAGCCAACAGTAGTCACGTTCAAAGTCGTGATACGTTGATTCTCCGCGACTATTTGCGGCACTTGTGCGAGGTCCGTACCGGTTGTTGAGTTCTCCTCGTGAGTCAACACGAGAAGATAGTGAGTATATGCCGTCGAGAAGTACTGCCGACCCTCATCAAGAGTGAGTCGAAGCGTTTGATTCAACGTATTGGTGAATAGTATATTCATTTTTGCTTTAATATAAAAAGAGCGAAGTCAATGCCTCGCCCTTTTTAATACACATAATCACTTATCAAACCACTACGAAGTCGGGCCAACCGTGATGGATGCAAAGTTATCGAATGGCTCAGTCGTATATGCAAGCAAGAAGTCGGGTTGATTCGGCTCTTGTGCAGTCAATGTCACCATGTAGCCATTCATATCACCTTTAGCCTTACCACTTTGGTAAGTACCTGCAGTCAAGAATGCGCCGTCCGTGCGGCCAACCATCATGATTTTGTCGTCGTATAAACGAACAAACACCGCGACCTTCGCCTTTGACAAGAGTTCCAATTCTTTTTTCTTGTCGTTGTCCAATTTACCAAGAGAGAACTCAACTACTTGATCGTAGTATAGAGTGCCGTTCTCAAGGTTTGATTGTGGCGTGATAGTCACCGCACCGGTATTTCGGTTTGGTTGGTAAGGCATAACGGTTGCAGTTGGCAAGTCGTCGATGAATCCATCAACGTCGAAGGTAACACCGGTAGCGAATGCAGACCAGTTCGCGATGTAAATTTCCTTTACACCACCTACACCTTCATTACAATCGAGGGTAAAACCTCGCGTCAAATTACAACTCATATTTATATTATATTAAGCAGAGAGGCCGTGAGACCTCCCTGCGTTTATTATTATTAGAACCAAGTTGAGTAGGCAACAATTTCGCTACCGATTCCGTACTGCGCACCTGCGAAGAACTTCAAGGAGAAGCGAACGTTGTCCTCACCGAACTGACGCATGTCAGCAACAGTGATGTTATTCCAATCATTGACCAAGTTAGTACCGAACCACAAGTTAGTCGGACGAGCCATCACGATAGTTGATGATGGAAGACCCGGACATACGTGGAATTTGTACATACCAAGGTATGACTTTGGAACCTCGGCACCGCCATATGTGTACCATCCGTTTCCTGCTGCAGCAGAAGCAATCATGAAGGCCTCCCATACGTCAGTAGAAAGGTACAATACCGGCTTCTCTGCTGCACCTTTAACGGCTGCAGGCATGTCTGCGATAGTTGCGTTGATTTTCGCTACTACGTTAGTAGAGTCGATAGCTACTGGAGTAGATACGAAGTTGATGTCACCACCTGCGTCTTGACCAATCAAGGTCAACAAGCCATCGTATTGGTTAGTATTAGTTGCATCACCAGTCCACACGTACTCTTCGTTCTTTGCAGCCACACCTTCGAGGATGTTACCGATAAGAGCATCAGTCAATGCAGTACCGAGTTCACCGTTCTGCGCATCTTTTGCATTCCAATCTTGCAGGAATGAGTTGACGCAGATTTGACGCTGCACTTGGAACTTCTTCAATTCCAAAACACGCTCGGTGATTGCTACCGTACCGGTTGGATTGAATGAGCAGTTCGCCGCACCGAAGTCAATTTCGTCTGCGAGACGCTTAACGATCGCTTTGAATTCAATGTTCTCCTTGACAGTGATGCCTTGGAGAGTGTCGTTGGCTTGGAAAGCCGAACGAATGTAGTCACCTGCCCACTTACCGGAGAAGGTACTATCTACGTTTACTGTAGTTGCCATTTTTTACTTCTTAATTTTTTGGATGTTCGACATGATACGCTCGCTCAAGGTCATTTGGCTGAACGATTTTTCTTGTACTGGAGCCGTCTTAGCGAGAGCGACTTGCTTCTCCTTTACACTTGGAGCGGCAGGAGTGCGGCGCATTGCAGACAACTCTGTTTTAGTTGAGTTTAGGTCCTTCGACAATTCAGTCACACGAGCCTTCTCGTTTGAGAGTTCGGTTGACAAAGCGGCCTTATCTGCCTCAAGTGCAGAGATACGCTCACTCAATTTGTCGATAGCAGAGAAGAAGTCTTCGGATGACATCTCGGTCTCCACTTCTTGTTCTTTAATTTCTGCGACCATTCCATCTTCACCGACTACGATAGTAGTGCCATCTTCCATAACGTACTCACCTGCCATTGCAGGAACGTTGTTGCCTGCCTCGTCTTTAGTGTATACGTCACTTCCAACTGCGAAAGTCTCCGCACTTGTGAAGACACTTGTTCCATCCATCAACTTGCCTTCAACTTCGAGTTTTACCTCTTCTGCTAAAGCAATGCCGACCGACTTCGCGTCGATGTTGTGTTTTTGAAATGTCGCTAATAATCTTTCTTTGAAGTTCATGTTTATTGCGATTTGACGTATATACGGAATCGACCAACAATTCCCCCATGGCATTGAATTAAGGCGCATATTTGCCGAAACAACTACCAATGAATCCGACTAAAGCAATGCAACTACTCGACCTACCGAGTGACATGAGTGTCTTCGATGGGCAAATCAACCGGAAAACTACCTTCTCTATCCTATGGACCGAGATCAATGACTTCCGTACCGGGAAGAAGGTCACCACAAACGAGTTCGCGACCATGTCATCAACTCAAGCATTCGGCGCATATGCCTTTAATCTCATCAGTAACTACATCCACGCCTATGGTTGTATGCCTATTGGATGGGATGATACGAATGACGAGTATACTATGTTCAAAGAGGCATTCGATAAGACCATCACTCAAGGCCCATTTGCAGGAATGACCTATCACTTCCCATGGCAAAAAGCCGTTTTGAGCAAGAGTGAGTCGAAAATGATTGTCTTGAGCGACCCATTCATCTATACCAATAGTGATGGGACACCAACAAGTGCGAGCGACCCTTGGATACTTCTGCAGAAACAAGTGAAAACCATCACCCAATCAGGTACAACTACCGGTTCGCGCCGAGCAGTACGCATCAAAGCGAATCTATTCAAGTCAATGAGTGGATGGACGGACCTTGAAACCACACTCTTAACACGCACCGAGTTCCCGATCGTGAAGGTTGACCCTTCAAAGTTCATCACATCCATAGGAATGGACATCGAACGACCTGCGGAGAACCAATACAAAGGAGTATTTCACGTCAATGGAGTGCCTGCGAACACGCTACCGTTGTCTACGATGTTGACTTCATACGGGAAGTTCTGCCCATCATACGTATTCCAATGGAGACTCTACAATTCACCGAACACAAACGACATGTATGGAGCTACGAAGACCGTGTCGTTCACCGCTTCTGCAGCAAACACGGTGACTTGTGTGAGTGGGTCAGCCGATAGCTATGACACGACCACCAAGACGTTCACATACGACCCAAATTTGCCCACTTCCGCGAGCATCTTGGCCTATGCCGAGTTCTTACCGGCACAAGGTAAAAATGAGAACGTAGGCCGCATCTTTGACCTTGAGACAAGAGTCGAGAAGACGTGGTGAGCCTAACTTAAAACGTGAATGAGGGGTCAATTAAGACCCCTTTTTCATGTCTTGAAGTAGCAAGTCAAGGTCCCGGAAAAAGGCATCCTCTTCGAAGTTCTTGGAAAGTGACACGGCCACGTTGTTGAATAGGCCCTCAATCGAGAATCCTTTGATTTTCTCCTCCTTCACGCCTTGCCATATCGACTCGTCTTCCACATACATGCCTATCATCCAAGTACCTTGAGGTAAAGACATGCCCATCGCACTGGACTTATCCTTCTCACTGTCTTCGATGATCCATGACTCGACCATGGTGACACCGGTAACCGCGAATTCGTGTTCAATAGTAGCGGCATGCTGCAGGTTTTTCTTGAGATATAGATGTGCGCACTTGTAGATAGTGGCCTTATCAAAGACGATGTAGTACTCCTCCATCGTGTCCTTGTCTATTCTCAAGATTTGCTTGTCGGGTACGAGAGCCGCACCATATAACATCCGTTTCTCGTTGTTGACTGCGGATAATTTGACCGCATTCAAGTAGACCCAATTCTCTTCAATAGCCGGTTGTTCCACTAAACCAATGGCCTGAACACCGAGTCGATTTTCGTCGTCAATGACGCACTTGTATACCTTTCTTGTTTCCATATTTTTATTGTTATAATCGAGCCAAATCACGCACACGGCTTCTCGCCTCGGATGCATTCGCAACATCACCTGCGAGAACGTAGGACGGAGTAACTTGGTTCGGTCTATTCGTTAAAAAATCTGTGTTAATTGGGTTGAATTGTGGTACTCCCGTGTTAGGCGCACCTGCACTCGGCATACCACCACCAACACTACCACCACCGCCACCACTGCCGCCCGATGGTTTTCCGGTGTATTGAGTTTTAGCAATTTTCGCTACTTGCGCAAGACCTGCCGCTACTGCAATACCTGCCGCGATCGATGCACGAACAGGTGATGTTACGTCACCGACAACGAGTTGTGATGCATATGCCTTCGTCGCTGACTGATATGTGGCGATTAATGCGTCAGCAATTCCGAGAGCCTTGTTTCGGTTGAAGCTTGCCTTGCGTTGTGCCTCGGTTTGGCCTTCGAATGTAGCATTCAAGTCACTCAACGCACCAAGTCCCGACCGCACCATATCAACGCGATTGGTTGCGAGTTCTTTTTCAAGTGCGAGTTTCTTGTCGGCCTTCTCCTTCTCCGCGTCGAGGTCTTCCTTGTTGTATTTCTTTTGGAGTGCCTTGAGTTTCTCATCGCGTTGTTGCGCGAGTTTTTGATACTCCTCATCATTATCAACCACGATGAGTTGTTGCTCCTCGTAGTACTTTACAAGTGCGTCAATCTCTTCGGCTCTCGCACGAGCCTTATCATCCATCTCACCGAGTCGATAGTTGCGTTGAACCTCTGCGAGTGCATCCGCTTGCTCTTGTTCCTTCTTTAAGTCTTCGGCCTTCTTTTGATTCTCTTTGTCTTGGTCAATCTTCTTGTACTTATCATCAAGAGCCGTTTGCGCAAGCTTCTGCAATTCCGCGAATTCTTGTTTCTTCTTCGCGTCCTTCTCGTATTTGATAGCGAGGTCACCATAATACTTATCCAGTGCGGCTTGCTCTTTTTGCTTTTCGGTCATTCCATTCGCGGCGAGTTCTTCGCGAATCTTCTCGACCTCTTTTTGGTAATCGGCTTCATATGCCTTCGATGCATCCGAGACTTCCTTGTTCTTGGCTTTTCTTGCATCCGAATTCGCCTTGTGTTCAGCCGCATCTTGCTTATTCCAAGATGACTTGAGTTCATTCTCTTTATTGACGAAGACCGCAGTTTGTTTCGCAATCATAACCTCATCCGCACCTTGGTCACGAAGTTGCTTCAATCGGTCATCCATTTGATTTTTGAGGTCGTCGAGTTGACGCTCTCGGTCGTTCATGCCGATTTGATTGTACTGACGCTCGACATCGACACGAGTTGCATTGAGTGCGTTGATACGCTCGATAGCCATTACTTCATAATCGACTCGTTGGTCTGCGTATTGTTTGCGCAAGTCGTTGAGTTGTTTCTCTTGGTCTTCGCTCAATGAATAACCACGCTTTTGAATGTTCGTCAAGTTATCTATTTGACGTTGCGTGTCATTCATATCATTCTTCGCCGCCTCTCGCTTCAACTCGTACTTACGCTTCTCATCATTACCTGCTTCAGCAATCAACTTCTTCTCTCTGCGATGGCGGTCTTCTGCACCTTTTACAATTGCTTTGTTCGCGTTGTCTGCATCCTCACGAGCAGAGTCTTGCATGAATGAGAATGCCGCCGCTACTGCGGCTACTGCGGCTACAATACCCGTCAAGATTAAGATAATGGGATTGCTCATCATCGCGGTAGTCAAGGCCTTGAATCCCGTTACCGCTCCTTTGATTCCATCAGTGATGGACTTGAATGAGAAGTTCTTGATGGTCGTGGCCATACCCTTCGCAGACTGACCAACACCTTCGAAGTCGAGAGACATCAATCTATCTTGGAGATTGCTCGCGTTGTTGCCGAACGATTCGAATGCAGGGCCAGCGTTTGCGTTTACCGCCTCACTTGCATCCTTTACTTGGTCTTTCAATTCACCCGCCTTCGATGCCGCTTGTGCGAATGCGTCACCCGTCAACTTGCCCGAAGCCATAGCCTCCTGCAAGGCACGAATCTCACCCTTGACATTCTTCGCATTCTCGCCAACGACATAGAGTTTCTTGCCCGTTTCATCAAGTGCAACGAGTGCGCCCGATGCGTCTATCGCGAATTCAGCTACTTGTTTCGTTTCAGCCATTGAATAACTTGTTTAGTAACCACAAAAGGAGCAAAGCAATCGACACATAGCTGATTGTTCGCGTCATAAAACGAACGGAACGGAATGTCCATTTACGCCATCCACGCAATTGATAATTGTGGAGATTGTGTTCGACTCCTGCCTTCAAGAGGTCGAGTACTGGTGAGATTGTGTTGTCGTTTATCACGTGTTGAATTGTGTATAGTTAAGTTGACCTATGATGCGCACATCGTTGTGTGGGAATCCAGTACCCGTAGCGGTTACGTTGAATCGATGTTCTGCAGTATTGGTTGTTGTATCGATTGTCAAACCAAGCGTGAAGCTTGTGAAGTTATTGGTCGTGTAGATAGTATTCACCGCAGATGCTCCTGCTGTTCCACTCTTCCAAATCATAAATGAGAACACGCCATAACCCCAATTTGCGATGTTATCCTTGCTCACGTTTATGACCACAATGCAAGCCATAGACGAGCCATCCGCGAGGTTGAGAAACGTGTTCTTGAGATTATCGCGAACAAGTGCAATGCTTGTTCCACTTGATGACCAAGAGCCATCTGCTCCGTGCGGAATGATACCCATTTGCGACTGACCAAGCGACATAGTGCGGTCATCACCTAACCATCCACCACCTATGTGCAGACCTCCCGACCGAGTCATTACATTTCGACCGAACATAGCAGGTGATGCAAGCGTCTCGATGGCGTTCATCGTATCACCTACCGCAATCATTCGCTCATTACCATCTTCGATTGTGATGTTGCTACCTGCAAACACACTGAACGAGTTGCTCTTTGCGATATTCGAACCTGCGAGTTGAGTGAGTGCATTCGTTGGCGCACTGGATGCAAGGAGCATTGCTTTCGCTTCGCCCGTTGGGAATGGGTTGTCGTCGCTCGTTTGCAGTTCAATGCATCCATTGAGTTCAGTTGACCAAGAATATCCATATCGAACACAACACGGTTGAGTGCCTTCAACAGGATTGCCGTCGAAGTCCACGAATTGAATGATACCATCCTCATCTTGGCCATCGGGAATCATCGCGCAATCGGCATATCGATTCACTAACTTGATGAGCGTGACTTGAGTTGTCTCACCCATTCCGACCTTGTAGTCGTTGATAGAAAGAACCCTCCAGTATGAATCCTTGATGTAATACTTGTTCGCAAACGAGAACGATAATATGTCGGTCAAATCAAGGTTAAAGAACGCAGTCATTACTCGACATTCGGGCGAGTAGATTTCATTCATATATGACCGATAGAATAGGTTGAAAAGGTTATTATATGGATTCGATAATATGCTATGCAATGGAGTTTCGGGCGCGAAGTTGAGGTCGTAATCGGCTACTGATGCGTTGATGGTCGAGTAATGGTTGCCGAGATAGACCTCGGTCAAAGCAACAACATCCGCTTGTTCATCGTAGAGTTGAATCTCTGCCGTACCTGCAAGAAACAAGAAGCGTAAATTCGGCACTACGAATTCACCTTTATCATTCACGAACTTCGGTACGACAATACCCGTTCCTTTGATGTAATTGCACGGCGTTGATTCCGCAGTCAATTCAACTTTTAATTCACCTTGCGCGAACTCGTTGGGCACTTCGCCTTCAGCGGTAGTGTAGCCGTTGATTTTATAATCACCATAGATACGATTCTTGGCTTGATAGAGTTGATTTGCGATGTCACCGCCTGACTTATACGAGAAGATGATATCTCTACTTTGATAGTCGGTCGTTGGCGCGATCGTGATGTCCTTTTCAGTATCGAGTTTATTTGTCCAGTCTTCACTCGTTCCGCTTCCGATGTAGTCGACCATAGGCACAACCATTGCTTTCTTCGGGATGTTTGGGTCGGGTACGAAAGCGAGTTGATGCATCGTGATGATGTCGCGAACGTAGTCGACTTGCTTAATATCGGGAGCGTTCACGTTTGCGTTAAATGCATTTCCATATAGTGCGCCGCTGAATTCCACAAGTTCGAATCCAGTACCATAGTTAGGATTGTTCAATGCGTCTGCAAGAATCACGTGACCAACGTGGTCGGTAAAGATTTTTTGATAGACATACGTGCCTTGCGTGAGTAGTATGGACTCGGTCGTATACTGAACATTCGCGGTTGGTACAAGCGTGCGATTCCAAAATAAATTTTGCACTGCGATAGGTTGCGAGCCTGCATCAGCCATCACCGAATTTGAGCGAAGTTGAATTCCGATGACTCCATTCGGCCCAACTACGGGTGGATTATCTTGGAGCGTTGCCCATACTTTGAACTTGTAGTATCCCGTAAAAGGCACTTGATACCACGCACCAATCACATCACTATTCAAGTCTATGAATGCTGTCATTGGTGAAACCACATCATCCGATGTTATAGATGTGATGTTATTGGTCAAGCCAAGATTGAACTTGTATTGCGTGTTCGGGTCAGTACCATCATTGTACTTATTAATTATCCACGGAATCCAATAAGCATCAATATAACTATCGACTGCAGTCGTGTCAATCTCGAATCCTGCTGTGTTGAATATCTTGCGCAATAGATAGCCAGCATTCATCACTGGAGTCATATCACCTGCATAAACGGGAGTATCAGGATTGAGAACTTGTCGTGTGTTGGCTTCGCCTTCTTCACTCCATCGTTGACCGCGATCGGTAAGTATATACCGCAAGTTCGGGTCGATGTTGTTCTCGGTTACATCTTCATAAATGAAAGAGGATGTGATGTCGGAGTAGTCGAGGTCTTTTAATTTGCTTGCGCCAAGAGTTCGAATGATGTCGGGCGTGTCACCATAAAACGAGACTTCGAAGTCGCAGATTTTATCGAGTTGTCGATACGCTTTAATGACTCGAATGTGACCCGTACTGATGGGCAATGAATCGACCATAATTCGCGCAGGTAATTTGGTCGTGTAGTAGTTGGTCGTCGGAGTATACGTTGCATCGTGTAACGCTCCAAGAATAGTGATGTTGTTCTCGTTCGCAGGTATGCGAAACTCACGCGAGAACGCACCGATGGATGCGAAGCTACTGATGTCCGTGAATTGCCAATTCTGTGAGATGCTCTCGTTCTCATATAAGTCGATGATGTAGTCTTGGGTTGTGTCGGTCGTTATGTCAATAATAACATCGCAAGAAACGGGAGTAACGCCGCTCCAATAGATAGGAGTATCGACCTCAATCGTGCAGGTATTCGGGTCATAGGAAATAACATTAGCGGTTGAATTTCCCGTAGCAGATGGAACATTAACGACCGCTCCTGCTTGAATAACCACTTGCGGATTCGCACAACTAAAAGCAGGATTCAATGACCCCAAGTTGATAGTCGTTTGACCATCGACCACGGAACTACTTGTAGATGGGAAGGTAGTTGGTTCGGTGATTGTCTCACCTATGGTCACTATGAGTTGTACATCGTTAGTCATTATGTCCAGTAATCGTTTGAGAGTTGTATGTTAAGTTCCAAGTTGTAAAGCTTTCCATCCTCGGTCGTCTGCTGAACGTAAGAAGAATCTTCAACTACCACGGGAACGAGGTCAGTGCCGACGAACATCATCACTTGCTTGCTAACAAGAAGACCTTTGAGATAGGTGAACTCACCCTCACTTATCCAATCACTCGTTAACTTGTAGTTGAGTTTCGTGATATTGGAGAATTCGGTGAGACCGCGACTCGATGGAGTGAATATCGAAGTGGTTTTATTCCATAAGACTTGACGATATCTCTTGCGATCGATTTGATATGTCTTGGTTGATTTCTTGATGAAGTTGAAGTACTCCCATCCGCTTCGAGAACCGACCCAAGCGAGGCGCACTGGAGTGTACTTGCAGTCATTGTTGCCATATACCGATGCGCGATAGAATATGTATGTCTGCGACTTCGGATTGTTTGACGAGTCAGCGAACACGACCGCGTAGTATGCCCACGTTGGGTTGAGTGAAGGCTTTACCGCAGGCGCACCATCTTCCAAGTTCATCGGATAGACACCTACGTGACACATATCATTGCTTGATAGGTTGAGCGTGTATTGAGCGAGTAGTGTATTGTTCACATCATACATCACGAATCGCACACGAGTTGCAGTTGATGTACTCAATAGGTCAGTTCTTGACCCACATAGCAAACCATAATCGTTATCGTATGCAGGAACGTAGACATAGTTCGCATTCGGCGCGATATTGAGCGGAGTATTGTTGCGATTGATATGGGTTGTATTGAATCGGTCAGTCCACGCTCTCGCATTTGCAGAGGTCAAAGAGAATCCAAGCGGAGCCGTACCATTATCTACGTTCGGCTTGTATCCATTCGTCGCTTGATAGTACGCATTGATGCACTTGATAGTAGTCGATGCGTTGCCGCCTTGGTTAGTGAATACTCCTGCCACTATCCATCCTTCGCTGATGTCGACGATATACTCATTGATGCCTTTACCGAGTGGCTCATTTTGTTGAGTGAACGCAGTATGGTCGATGCTCGTTTCTTCATTTGCCAAGTTGACAACGCTCTGCATATCATAGTAACATAAGTCGTCGTTATATGGCGCAAGCAGGAACGTGTACACCTTACTCGTCGCGGAGTCAGTCACGTTCACTACGTATTTGAAACCATCGTTCGCTACGTTGTCGCTCGATGCGATAATCATCAACTTCTGCCCTCGTGGGGTGAGTGCGTATGGTTGGTCGGTTATTGTTATAGCCATTACTTATTCAAGTATTTATCACTCATTAAACGGAATTCATTGAGAAAATCTATCTGCATCGCAAGACCAAGTGCCTTTTTATGCTTCTTGAAGACCTTATCAAACGCTTGACTCATATAGTTGATACCCTTGATACCATTGCGTCCGATAGCCTTGGAGATTTTACGAGCCGCGAAACGCATATTCGCATCGTTTTTTTCCGTGAATCTACCCTTGCTATCACGGACCTTTATCTTTCGGACACGCATCCACTTCATAATTGGTTCGATGGGTGGTGGAGTTGCTCCCTTACGACGACCTTTCTCTATAACATCAGCGTATTGGCGAACTTGTTTGTCGTTAGTACCATACCATTGCACAATCATATCGCCCCTCTTCCAGTATCCGAAGGTTAATGAGTCGCGCAACTTACCCGTAGCCACACGATTCGTCGTGCGACCGCGAATATTACGAGGCTTTTGGAGGTTCTTCTTCGCTTCAGCAATGACCTCTGCACCCATTGCGTCGAGTTTCTCGCGAAATGTGGAGAGTTTAGCCATTAGACGAAGGTAAGGTTAAGCAATGCCGCCGCATAGTTGTAGGCATCGGTGTTCGCGTCGAGTGACTGACCCCATAGTTGGTAATCTCCATCACCGATTGTGAACGAACCCTTGACAAGTGATGTAGCGTTGTCGTCACTCAAGTGGTATTCGAACACGGCTTCGGTTTCGAGGTTGTCGAATGTGATGAAGAGGGTCAGTTGAGTCGCTTGCGTAGTGACTCCATCGACCCACACGTTGATTGGTTGTATTGTTTTCATTATGATCGTTCGATGATTATTGCTACTGATACTATTTGCGCCGCCGTTCCACTCGCGGCGTTGTTCTGCACTTGGAGCGAGAGTCGGTCACCTGCCGCAACTGATACTGAATTCGTAGTGTCCGAGAACGTACCTGCCGCCGCACTTGCAGGAATGGTTGTCGTGATAGCCGTACTTGCTCCATTCTTGCGCACCGTGCACACTTGCGAGTTGTTGGCTGATTGAGTGGTCGCAGTCAACACGTAGAGGTTCTTGATAGTACCTGCAATCGGAATGATGACTTGACGTGAAGCTTCCACGCTATTCGTCGTGAATGCGCAGAACGAAACGAATGATGTGGTGGATGTACCGAGAGTGACCGCTACGTTGTTGATGAGTGAGATGCTATCCTGCGCCGCAGTCGTGATGTTACCCGAACCGAGAATCGATGTTGAGTTGATGGTCTTGATATTGGTTCCGGATACGAGGGTCGCTTGGACTGCGACATCACCGCTACCAAGGAGTGATGTGGAGTTGATAGTCTTGATGTTTGACCCACTTGTGAGGGTCGCTTGCTTGCCACTATTCAAGTTTGTGAGTGCATCTTGGACAGTAGTGCCGGAGACGGTTGACGTGTTACCAATGTGCGTGTCCTTCAATGCAGTATTCAACCAAAGGTCAGTCGCTAAGTTGTACATCAACACTTCACTTGTCGCCGGTGAGATGATGCGGACGTCATGAATCTCATCGAGTTCGTAGCCGTTTTGGATTCGATACTGGATGGTCCCGTTCGTCGGTGAAGTACGAACCACCATGCCCACATATACGATGTGTTCGGGAGCCTGCGGCTTGATGCGTGTCACCCATCCTGCAGTTGTCGGTGACAAGTAGAGAACGTCTCCATCAACGAGCGTGTCTGCCGTGAATGGATGAGTCGCAGTCGTGCGAGTATCAAGCGTGTTTATTTGACCCAAGGTGATGACATATCCGTCCGAGTTGTTCGCGATGTCCTCGTATACCACGCCGAATGTCTGCGCACTATTCGCATCATTATTTGCTTGGGCGAGTACTGCATTCGGAAGGTTTCCCGTTGACCCCGACAAGTAGATGATATAACCCTTGCGCAAGGTCGCACCCGTTGAGTTGCGCACTTCAGTCTTCAAAGCTTCAGCGAAGTCAACTACGCCATCGTTGTCGGTATCATATGTTGACTTGAGCATATCACCTATCGTGGCAGGAAGCGTAGGTTTGTTCTTGATGTAGTCGAGAGCCGATGTGTTCGTCTGCGTCCAATCACTTTGAATCTGCGCCGCAGGTATAGTTGGCTTGTTGAGTATCTCTGCCACACCACTAACTGCATTCCAATCACTATTGACTTGAGCGGCAGGAATGGTCGGCTTGTTCAATATCTCACTCACCCCACTTGTCGAGTTCCAATCCGCATTGACCTGCGCAGGCACATCACCAATCGTGATGAATCCGCTATCGTTGGTCAGTTGACTCGTGAGGGTAGGTATAGTCGGAAGGTTGTCGAGGTCATTGTAGTCGCCGCTCGTAGCCACTGCCGCGAGAGAACTGATGTCTGCCTTGAGGTCGAGTGCATTCTGTAAGTCTGTTTGACTTGATAGCGTACCAACTATCGAACCCCAAGCCACCGAGCCACCACCGCCTCCAGTGTTCGTGATAGTGACCGACCCATCACCATTGTCAGTGATATTGATGCCGGTTCCTTCCACGAGGTCGAGGATATTCTGCACTACGTTGTTGACTCCGTTCACCTTCAAGAGCAGAGCAGATGGAACACCACCGCCGCCACCACTTCCACTACCACCGACTGACCAATCAGCAGGAATCTCACATGCACTCCAGTTCCATGGGAAGGTCATCGAGAAGGTCAAGGTTGCACCGCTTAACGTGTGAGTATACTCCGCGATGAATGGCGTGATTGTCGACCCTTCATCGAGGTCCGCATCCGGGAAGATGACGTGTCCGTTTTTAATCTCTGCAAGCAAGTCCTCACACAAGCGAATACAGTCACTGATAGCTTCCTTTTGATAGTCGGCATCAGTCTCCTTATCGCGTGGTAAGTCAGCAAACGTGACCTCGAATTGATACGAACGAGAGCCACCGCTTGGTGTTACTTGTATCGGGTCGACGTGCATCCACGGAAACACGGAATTCTGCTCAAGGTCAGTTTGACTGATTTGTCCGTGAGTGAACTTGTTGATTAAGTAGTGGCCTTCTGCGAACGCTCGTAGACGCTCGATGACCACGTTGTAGGTTACTTGATTAAACATTCCTTTTTAATGCTTGATTCATTAATCTTCTTTCTTCTTGCGTGTAGTCGCGCATATATGATAGATGTGTGAACACCTCCTTCACCGCTCGGTCGAGTACCATATCGAACTTCGTTATGTCGCGACTCGCCAATGACTCCACTATGTGCATCCACTTCCATCGTCCTAAACCGCTTGGTGTTGAAGGGTCTCCATCTTCGTCCTCATCTCCTGCTCCAAATAGTCCAATGAACTGACTATTAAGTCGCTTAGTAAAGTCGAAAAAAAAACCAAGGCACCGTTCACACGATCCATGGTCATCGACTCAATATACCGCTTGTAGCGTGGAAGTCTATCCACGTTGTAGGGGTCGATGTCGTAGTACTCACCCAGCATCGAGTTGACCGGTCGGAATAATATGCAGAGCAGGTCCGGTAGGTACTTGTAGTTGACCACATCGCCACCCTTCCATATCTCCTTTGCATACGAGTCGAGGTCGATGTACTCACGAAGTGAGAGAGCATCCATGTCCGGAATGAATCCGAGGCGCATACCCTCAACAAGGAAGGTCTGCTCGTGTCGTGGAGTGCCGATGTTCGATGCGGCAGAGAATGACTCAACCACGAGGTCGGACTCCTTCTGCTTGAAGTCCATCACATGGAGTTGAGGGAACCCCGTGATGGCCATGAGTTGTTGAACTTGGGTCTTCGCCTCCATGAATGCGACCATCTGCCGCAGTGTGATATCGCCGTAATCTTTAGGTAGTTTGAACTTCATGTGTATGTGTTATAGGTTCTTCGCTATTTGGATGATAGGTTGACCCTCCTCACCGGTAAGTTCCTGACGTTCGATATATCCACGCTTCTTGCCTTGGGTCTTACAGTAGAAGATAGTGGCCGCAGTATCACCCTTCTCAATCAACTTGTATAGAGCCGTGACCGCGAAGTCGAGTGCGACATCCTTCAATTCATCGACTGCGGCCTTGTATTCGGGGTCATTGTTGTACCAATCGTAGTGTGACTTCCGGTTGATACCGACCATATCTGCCGCAGTAGTAACTACACCGAGGCTCTTCTCAAGTGCCTCCAGCATAGCCTCTTTTTTGTTGTTACTCTTGTTACTCATGTTATTGCTTTTTACTATCCCACTTCATTTGACATATCGAATACCTCTGCTTTGAGTCCGGGTATTCAAGTAGCATCTTATCATCGGCCATGCATCGACCAATGAAGTCGCTTTGTTGTTCGTCGGTTGTTGGTTCGGGTATGGGCATTACTTGTCTTTTACTTGGTTAATGGTATCGACTATCACGTATCCGAGGAATACGAGTAGTGCGGATAGGATTGATATGGATATATATGTAGTCATTTGAATAGTCGGCCTCGTGTTATTGTCTTCTCGTTTATCTTTTGGACTTGTTCGGGATTGTTATCGTAGTGGATATCCATCTTTCGACGCTTGACATATGTCCACTTGTCTCGACCTTCGGTGAATACGACTTGCGATCGCGGTATTCCGAGTTCTTTAGCGGTATTGTATACTGCACTGGAGTCATCTTTCTGCCGAGCGGTGATGATATAAACTTTATCCCCTTGCGTGAGGTGGTTCTTTGCCATCTCTTTACCCTTTTTAGTCGAGAGGACACCATCGTAGTCAAACGAGACCGCCGCGAGGAAGATATGGAATGGGAATACTTTAGCCATCATAGTACTTGCTTACGTAGTTCTTTGACCATTGTTGGGACATTGCACGATGCACAAGTAAGCTTGTGGCCATTGGGGGCGAGTTTATTGTACCACTTCAGTATTCTTGTTTGCATCTCGGTGTCGCTTATCGTGTTCGGTAGTGACTGCAAGAATAAACGGAGTTCCTCGACTTCTTCCCTCGATAGTTCACTTGACCACTTTCCTATTGGACACTCTGCACCTTTGAGCCATGTCTTGAGAGGCATGACGCATCCGCAGAGGGTGACCTTGCGACGATAGTAGGTGACTTGGTTCTTCTGTTCAGCCTCTTCGTTGTGGAGTTGCTCTTGGATGGTTATCTTCTCACCGAGTGGCTTGAATATCCGGAGCGTTCCGCATGATCGTGTGGTTGCCTTGAAGTACTTGCACGACTTACATAGGTCGTATCTCTTCATCCGTATGGCAGGAGGGACGTTTAGTGACATTAGTTCTTATCTTTTTTATGGCCTTTTCGACCCGTTTATATAGGTATTTGATGGGAATGCCGGTGTGTTCACTCACCTTTTGATAGGAGAAGTCGTCCATGATGTAGAGACGCAGCATGATGGCGTCAATGTCCGGCATCAAGGAGATATATGCGTCGAGGTACTCGTTGTCGATGCGACTTCCGAGCCATGGCTGCTCCGGTTCCTTCTCGTGTTGAGTTGAGAACGTGTCCCATCCAGTCGCGAACTTCCGGTACTTCATGCCGTATCGGCTTGATGAATCAATAGCCATCGTGTAGAGGCATCGGTTGACGTATGTGAAGAGGTGACCTGATTGCGCGAGTTCATGCATTTTGGCTCCTTGGTTCTCCATGCACTTGAGTAGCGTTTCCTGCAGCAAGTCGTCGCCGTTGACGGTATTCTTGACGAGGCCACGAGCGAACCTTCGCCACACCGGCATCAGTTCAGTCAATGACTTATCGAGTTTATTTGCGTTCACGCCTTGCTTTGCATCAATTAAGTTACATATCTTTGTCAAACCTACGTCAATAGTAGACATGAGTCAACTCGAAAACATAATTCTCGACCACTTCGGTACCAAAACCCTCTTCGCGGAGCGGATGAAGGTCACCCGGATGACTGCGCACCGATGGGTGAAGAACCCGAATGCGATGCAGTTGAGCGACCTGAAGCGACTCGCGGATATCACCGGTCTATCTATAGCAGATATCACACGTAATCTATAAACACATGTCATATACACACAAACCAAATCAAGGGTCACTATTCAAAAATGACCGAAAAGAAAAAGAAACGCATCCGGACATGACCGGTACCATCATGGTCGGTGACAAGGAGATGAGAATCTCTGCATGGAAGAAACAAGGCAAGAGCGGCGAGTTCTTATCCATCGCATTGAGTGAGGTCAAACCGAAGCCGACCCAAACCGATACGCCATGGTGAGAAGTATCGACCGGTTGTATCGTGTCTTCTCCGAATTGCGAGAAGAGACTGGAGACAATGAAGCCGCCATCTTGCATCAATTAAAAGAAGCGGTTGATATGGAAGTGGAGAAATTTAACCGAGATATATACTACGAATGCACGGACAAAGCGACAATAGAGACGAGGCCATATCGATACGGGAAGCGGCCATCGAGCGAGAAATCATATGGCTTGGCGTGATGCGCCTCATGAAGCCGAACCTTGAATACTCGCGACGAATGAATCGACTCATGGCTGAAGCTTACGAGTTGACCAAGAACCCGAAGTACCTACTATGATTGAATTCTTACCCAAACAACTTGAATGCCTCCGATCACTTGCCAACGACAGTGACTCGGAGGTTGTTCTTTTTGGAGGAGCCGCAGGAGGCTCGAAGTCATTCACGCTATGCGCATGGATGATTCAGCGACGATTGAAATATAAAGGCACTCGTGGACTGATTGGTCGTTCCAAATTAGATACGCTGAAGAAGACCACCTTAAAGACATTTTTTGAGGTGTGTGCGATGTATGGACTTAAAGCAGGGAAAAATTATGAGTACAATCAGCAATCGTCTATCATTCGTTTTTGGAATGGTTCGGAGGTTATACTAAAAGACCTCGAGTTGAGACCATCCGACCCTTCCTTTGATTCACTTGGAGGTTATGAGTTGACTGATTGGGCGGTTGATGAGGTTTCTCAAGTATCCAAGAAGGCCATCGACATATTGCGGTCGCGTGTCCGTTTCAAGTTGAAGGAGTATGATTTAAAACCGAAGGGATTGATGACATGCAATCCAACGAAAGGTTGGTTGTATAACGAATTTTACGCACCTTGGGCGAAGGGAGAACTTCCCAAGGAGTATGCATTCATCCAAGCCAAGGCAGGAGACAATATCCATCTTCCGGAATCGTATCACAAGACCCTCTCTCTGCTACCGGAGGTCGACCGCAAGCGACTACTTGAAGGTGATTGGAAATTTGACGAGACTCAAGACCACCTATTCTCGACCGATGACGTCCTGCGATGCTTCCGGGACCATCCGAATCAAGGCGAGTTGTACTTGACTGCGGACATTGCTCGATTGGGGAAGGATAGAACCGTGATAGGTATTTGGCGTGGTATGGCGTTGATTGAGATTATTGAGTTGAGACGCAAGAAGGTCGACGAGGTCGCTCGTGTGATAGGTGACCTTGCCTATACTCGACACATCAAGTTGTCGAATTGCATCGGTGATGCCGATGGTTTAGGTAGTGGAGTGGTCGACGTATCCAAAATTCGAGAGTTCCGCAATGGATCGCGAGCCACTCAACCCCTGCGATTCACTAACCTCAAGGCCGAGTGTTACTTCAAACTTGCAGAGAAGATTGAGTTGAATGAGGTCTTCTTCCCACTGGAGCATCGTGACACCATCACGAAGGAACTCGACATGATTCGACGCAAGAACATAGACGGTGATGGGAAGTTGAGCGTGACCGGTAAGGATGAGATTCAAAAGACACATGGCCTTTCGCCTGACTACGCCGATATGATTATGATGCGAATGTACTTTGAACTCTTCCCGAACTACGGCCGCTACTCATACGCATAAAAAAAAGAGGTCCGTTGACCTCTCTTTGTTTCCCTTAAAACCAAATTTGTCTTAACCTTTTACCTCATGGAATCGCTTCCTTGGCATTAACTGCGGCTAAAATGAGGTATTGAAACCCTCGTCGCAAGGGCAAAAGTGAAATTTTAACAATTTTCTTTTGGTGTAACGAAATAGTTACATATACATTTGTCCCACAAAACAAAACAAACCCCTTAAAATCAGTTTTATGAAAACCATCACTATCACCTACCACAATGGTCAAGTAGAAAAATTTGAATACGCAACCAAGGATGATGCTTTTGAAGGCTTCATTGATCGTATCCGAAAGTATAATATCAACAATGCAGATGCAGTCATTGAAAACGATAAGATTCAGTGTTGGACTGCAGGAGGTCCTCGCTTCGACTTCACAATGATATGGTCATGAAAACCATACATGTCATCGCGACCCAACACGGAAAGGAACTGGAGCCGTTCGTGGTCATCAAAACACCGAGACTAACCGAATCCGACCTATCCAAAGCTATCTCAACCCTCAATCGAATTCACGGATATAACATATACATCAACACCAAATGTCTATCTTAATAATCACAAACCTCAAAACCCATGACAAATCCTTTTCCATCAGCAAATCACGAACTCAAGGTCTCAATTGGCTCAAAGAGTACTGTGATGGTTTCAATATCGAACCCAAAAACGAAGTGGTCGGCGAATATGTTGCGGCCAACGACGAAGTCCGAGTCGAACTCCTCCTCACATCACGCGAAATCAATGGACTTTTTGCTTGACGTGATCATCGCGGCTATCTTTTTTATCATTCTTGTAATCACTTTCTAATCAATAAAACTTAAAAAAATGGAATTAACCCTCAAAACCAAGGTCGAGACGACCACCACAGTCACCATCGAGACTCCTGCGGCCTTCCGCAATCCATCACTTCCCTACGAGATGCTCTACATTAAGTCGGAGAACCATGCTATCTATCTTCTCAATGAGACCCTCGTCAACCATATCCGCACCGAGGAGTACTTGAAACGTCAATTCAAGACATGCTCCGAGCCGATGCCCATCGAAGAGTTCAATGCTGCACTTCAAGTCGCACTCAAAAAGTTTGAACTATGAACACGCACCGAGTAGTATGCAAGGATTGTGATGGACACGGTAAGTTCATCGAACACGACCCTCCTTATCGAGCCTACCGATGCGAGAAGTGTCAAGCGGATGGATGGCTACTCCTCAACGACGAAGAACTGGAAGACTACTTACACCCTTATTAACCCTTAAAACATTTATCTTGTGGAACAATTAGAACAAATGCAAAAGTTCATCGGGCGGCTCAACTCCGAGCCTGCCCATGAAGCGGTCGAATACACTCCGGATGGACGTGCGAAGACCATCACTATCTCGCACATTGAGATGACACTTGACGAACTCTTCTTCGGTCAGTGGTCGACCTCAAGCTTCACGTGGTCAGCGATCGCGAATGAAGTACAAGGCTCGCTCGTACTGGAGGTCATCAACCCGGTCAATGGGCAGAAGTTGACCCGTATCGGAGCGGCTTCGGTCATCATCATGGTTGACAAAGTACCTCAAGGCTTTGAAGGCCAAGAGCGAAACCAATGGGCCATTAACCCAATGAACAAGAAGCCGAACGCACTCGACCTTGCCTTCCCGAAATTGAAGGCAGAGTGTCTCAAAAATGCGGCTCAATCACTTGGTAAGATATTCGGACGTGACCTCAATCGGAAGAACGCTGACACGTACAAGCCGTTCAAAATAACGCCATCGAATTCCGGCATGGCTCAACTACCTCCGACCACATTCGAGAAGCTATGCATTGCGGCAAAGAATGGAGGTGATGAATTCGAGATTCGCGAGGCAATGGAGGCTCTCGCTGAAGTGATGACCGAAACGCAGAAAGCAACTATAAACACATTACTCAAAGCAAGATGAACCCATACATTCAAGACGCATTAATCCACGCCGCTCAACAATCGGAGGCGTGGTCACGATTACGACTCGGTCGCTTTACTGGAAGCGGCATATCTGCTTTAATGACCAAGCCGAAAAGCAAAGAGGCACGTGAGGCAGGTCTATTCTCGCAGACCGCGATGACATATATCACCAAGAAGGCTATGGAGGTCATCACCAATCAATCAAGCGACGATGCCTATGGTCGTGCAATCGATTGGGGCAACGAATGGGAGCAGACGGCTATCGAGCAAGTGGTGAAGAAAATGAATCTCGATCGTGAGACGCTGGTGTTGAAGCCTGCCTTCAAGTTGTTCAACGATTATACTGGATGCAGTCCCGATGCGTTTATAGACTATGAAGGAATGCAGGTGGGAATCGAAGTGAAGTGTCCATTCAATTCAGTCAATCACTACGAACATAGCAAGGTCATCGATAGCGAAGCCTTGAAGGACATCGCGCCCGACTACTATTGGCAAATTATGTTGAACATGATCGTCCACAAGATGCCGATGTGGTTGTTTGCATCATTCGACCCTCGTCAACCGGAGCATCGTATGGTACACGTATGTCCGATTCTTTTCTCGATTCAAGATGCGGAGGACTTGCTCCAGTCCATCGAGAAGGCGCAAGAAATAAAAATGGAAATCGTCAATCAGTGGTTGACTTTACCTAATTCTTGATTCACATTTGCATCGCGTACCCTAATGAAAAACATTATAAATCCCATCGATACCGCATTGCCGAAGACCAATCGGTCAAGGGTACGCCTTTGCGTGTGTCGGTGGGTATTTATTTATGGCTAAAGACCCAGCATTTCTCTTCTATTATCAAGATTTTTTAGTAGGTACTGATGATATGACCAACGATGAAGTTGGTGCGTATATACGATGCCTATGCCACCAAGCAAGTAAAGGCTCAATAACCGATAAACATATGATGAAGATATGTGTATCAAGTGAGATTTTCGCCTCCGTTCGTGTCAAGTTTGAAGTCGATGAAGATGGTCAATTATATAACGAACGCTTGCGCATTGAAGTCTTAAAACGTGCCGCATTTGCCGAATCAAGACGTAATAATCGATTGAATTCCAATAAGAAAAAACATATGAAAAACATATCTAAAACATATGTTGAACATATGGAAAATGAAAATGAAGATGTAAATAAAAATATAAATAAGAAAATAAAGGAGAAGGACAAGTTTATTGCTCCGACTCTTCCCGAAGTGATAGCCTACTTTGAAGCGAACGGCTACCCATCGACACACGCCACCCATGTATTTAACTACTACGCAGACGCAAACTGGAGGGACGCCAAAGGTCAACCCGTGCGAAATTGGAAGCAGAAGATGCGTGGAGTATGGTTCGATGAGAAGTATAAAACCCAAAAACCTACAACGAATACAACCTATGCACCAATCACTACCTCAAGACCTTGAACTGGAGACCGTCATCCTTGGAGCAATCCTCCTCGATCGTGACGCCATGACCAAGGTCGCCACCCAATTAACTGAAGAGAAGTTCTATGATGACCGCAATAAACGCATTTTTAAGGCCATGGTTGAACTATCTCGCAAAAGCGAACCCATAGACCTACTTACCACGATTAAGTCGCTTAAAACGCTTAAATTGGAATTTGAAGGATATCAACTTTATATCTCCAATTTGACGAGCCGTGTTGCCTCATCGGCTAACCTCGAAGTGTGGGCATTGACACTGAACGAATTGTGGATACGCAGAACGCTCATCCGCTTGTCTGCAGAAGTATCAACCAAGGCATTCGACCTTGGAGTAGATATATTCGACATATACGGAGAAGTCCTGACCACGCTCAACAATACCTTCGGAGGAGCCAACAAGCGTGACGCCGTCCATGTATCGGTCATCACACCGGAAGCAACGGAGTCCATCGTGGCACGATCACTATCGAACAAGGCTATCAGTGGCTACTCGACAAGTATCAAAGCCATCGACACGCTCATCGGAGGACATCAAAAGTCCGACCTCATGTACATGGCAGGACGTCCCGGAATGGGTAAGACGGCCATGGCCTTAACCGAAGTCTTGGAACTTGCGAAACAAGGTACACCAGTCGCCTTCTTTAGTCTCGAAATGAGCAGCGTGCAAGTCGTCTATCGACTGATGAGCATGATGACCGGTATCCCAAGCGAAAAACTCATGAAGTATAAACTTGACGACGACACGCTTCGCCTATACTACCACTATTTAGACCAAGTGAATCGCTTGCCCATCTATATAGATGACTCGGCTGACTTGTCAGTTTTCGACTTGTCCAATAAAGTCAAGAACCTCATCGCGAAGCATCGAGTGGAAGTGGTCTTCGTTGACTATATACAACTGATGTCGGTAGGCAAGAACGGCAATCGTAACGCTAATCGAGAACAAGAACTCTCAACCATATCAAGAAACCTAAAATTGATTGCGAAAGAGAATAACATACCTATGGTCGTACTCGCGCAATTATCACGAGCGGTTGAATCAAGAAGCGACAAGAAGCCGATGATATCCGACCTGCGAGAGTCGGGGTCACTTGAGCAGGATGCCGACATCGTGACCTTCCTCTTCCGACCGGAGTACTACGGCATGCAAGTAGAAGGAGGCATTCAAGGTTATGCCGAGTACATAGTATCGAAGCAACGAAACGGAGGAACTGGAGCCGTACCGATAAGCTTCAACCCAAGCATCATGAAATACACCGACTTAAACCCACATAACATATTCTAATGGACCCACGCTTTTACCTTACCGAGGACGATGGCTTCGAGTGCATCGTCAACAAGAAGTACCTATTCAAATTTGATGACTCATCGTGCCTCTATTGTGGATCAATAGACAAATCATGGTCACCGATAGGACGTCGATACATTGCGTTTCCTTATTCGTGGTATATTCACAACGACTATATCAAGAAGGTCATTGACTACTATGAGGAAATGCAAGATATGCCGCCAACTATTTGAGCCTACCTACTCATCACTGCAGATGACATGCACGAATTCCCTATGCATCATCGAACACGCGAATCAAAAACGAACCAAAAAAGACAAGGATGAAATCAAAAAGAAACGCGAAGACCTCAAGCCTGCAAGTCAGTGGCGCAAGGAACTCCAGCAAGTATTTAATACGTACATCCGATTGCGAGACCGAGGCAAGCCATGCATCTCTTGTGGTCGACCATTGCAGGGCAAGTATGATGCCGGCCATTTTTTTTCCGTTGGAAATTACCCAAATCTTCGCTACCATGAACTCAACGTCCATGGACAGTGTACTCACTGCAACCAACACCGACATGGTAACCTCATCGAATACGCCCACAACTTACCCGGCAGAATTGGAACAAGTCAGTTCAATGAACTCTACACGCTACGAAACACGGAACTGCGACTCACTATCGATGAAATAAAAGAGAAATTAACGCACTATAAAACACTAATCAAACAATTAAAACCACACAAATGATTACTATTTCAGACAAGCCACACAAGAAAACCGAGTTCTTTTCGGGTACTATCTTCATTGCCTTTCCTCATTGCGAAAAAATCGAATGGGAATTCACCCTATTGCGTCACACGAACGGAAGTATCAAGTTCTCCATTGACGTTCATGATGCAACGCCCGACCAACAAGAAGCAATCGCAGGTACTATCCTCGCCAACATAGAGCGTGAGCAGGTGAACTGGAGACCACTATGACAACTTAAAAACCAACTGTTCGGAATTTCCGAACAACTCAAAACAATAACAAAATGAAAAAAGAAACTGCAGTAGAATGGCTAAAAGATTGGATGGGTAAAAATCAATACTTTATTGGAAACGATTTACTCGAAGCAATTGAACAAGCCGAAGCAATGGAGAAGGAGCAGATTATGAAAACGGCAAGGCAATGCCATTTTGAAG